CTGTGCTATTGAAGAAGTACAGACCATTGTAGGAAGCAGTTTGATTGTGATACCCGCCTACCCATACAGCGGCATTCTGTGAGATGTATGTGCCAGTCATTGCTGTTTGTATCGCTCCGAATGGTTGAGAGATGGTGACGCTCCCATTGTTCGGGAATGATGAGAAGAATGACCCTCCCCAGGAAGTGCCAGCACCGTTGTAGTCAGCCGCTCCAACACCGGGGTAGCCAACAAAGCGACCGGCTGAGATGTATGAACCAGCAGTCGCATTCGGCGTTCCATTCAAGGAAAGTTGGTATCCCAAAGCAGACGATGTGCCGGCGACTCCACGCACATTCCATACGAGCATGTAGTTCTCGAAGTCAGAGTTGAAACAATTACTGATCGATGCTGTCGTCTGACCATTCAGAACAGTCGATGCAATCAACCACAATCCAATTCCATTCATCTGCGCTGCTGTCAATACAGCGCCAGTAGTAAAGACAGGAGGCGTTGCCATTAGTTGATTCCCTTCATGTCGTCACCAACTCAATCTGTTCGTGTCGAGAATGCCGAAGACGGTGCTATCGAGGAACAAATACGGAGTTCTTTCGATTGGAGCAAGGTAGTAGGTGAAGCGAGAACCACTCGGAGTCGCTGTGAATGATGAGCCAAGGATTGTCATGTAGTAAGTCGTTCCTCGGAAAGTCACATTCGTTCGGTATCCAAGAATGTCGTACCACGCGTATTCGAGATCGAGATTCCAATACGACTGACCTTCGGAAGTGCAACTGATCTCTGAGATGACGACATCCCTTGCCGCGTAGACACCGAGCAGATAGTTACCGAGGTCTGTTGCCTGCGCGACTGATTCGTTCCATGTGTCAACGCGGAGTGTTCTGTATGGCGCGGAGCCAGTCGAAGTCACCACATCGCCGGCTACATAGGTCTGAGCATTCACTTGCGTGTAGAAGTCAGCCGCCCGGGAATTGAATTGAATGCTGTCGTATTGTTGGTTGTATCTGTTGTTGGCAGCGTCAGAGAAGTTGACAGCAAGAGATCCGACAAAGTCTTTCGTGTAGACACCAAGTTGTCCTCCGCCATCTTTCACGGTTGCGCCAAGTGTTTCAGCGAAGCGGAGAATCCATTGCGCGTATGAGTTGTCGACTACTGAGGCGGAGATGTTTGGAGAATTGTCAAACAGGTAAGTCGTTCCTATTGGTAGACCTGCCTCGAAGGAGACTTCTGCAAGAGCGAAGTATGCGTTCGCGGCTGCGATGTATTGCCCATTGCCATCAGCACGACCCCATTGGGCAAACGCTCCTTCTGCTTCGATAGTCAGCCGGTCATTGACTCCAACGCCTCCCGCGTATGGCTTGTCCCAAGATGCGAAGACATTACGAATCTTTCCTCGCCACATTTCGTATGCGCTTCCTGTGCGCTTGACTCGAATCCAAGTATCAACCACGAGCGCAGTATTCGGAGATGAAAAGCCTGTCGGGTATCGAACCTCGAAGCGAAAGGATGAAGGCTCGAATGTGTCTTGTGTTGACTTTCGACCGATGTCTCCCGAGATTGATTGAACATTGGTGAGCAGAGTCCAAGTCACAGCATCGAGTGAGTATTCAGTTGTGAAGACTTGGACTGCCATTACGAAGCCACTCGAATCGGGATTGCTCCGTTCTGTCGCTGATACCTACGAAGAGCATCTACTACTGCGTTGGGGTCACCGCCATTCACTTCGATCGAGATGTATGTATCCCCGCCACCAAACTTGCCTGCCTGCGATAAAGGAATGACTGCCTCCGCACCGGCTTCGCCAATGAGTCCGATTGTTGGTTTCGTCACGATGCCACCCTTGGCGAAAGGTTTGATACCGAGAGCAGCCCACATGTCGTCGTTGATGGTGATGCCATCCTTCTTCATCTGCTTTGCGATCTTTGTGGCTTCCGCTTTGGTCAATGTCGCGAAGCCTTTTTTCGCTCGCTTGACAATGTAGTCATCGGTTTCCTTACGCAGATCGAGAAGCGCTTTCTCCTTCTCGATGAGACCACGCGTTGCTTCCTTCTCTCGATCTTTCGCAGCAGTCAAGTTGTCTGTCGCTGTGACTAGATCATCTTGTGCTGTCTTCAATTCAGCAGCGGCATCAAGGTAAGTCTGTGAAGCAGTTGTCGCTCCATTGACTGCTTCGTTCAATCCTGTCTGTGCTGTCGTCACATCAGTAGCGGTGGTTGCTACTTCGTCTTGTGCTTCGCCAAGTCGAATCTGTGCCTCGGTCAAAGCATCCTGAGCGACTTGAATGTCACGCGGATTGCCTCGACGGTTTGCTAGGTCGACTTCTGCTTGCGCGTCGGCAACATCGAGAAGTGCTTGACGATGAGAGATGCCCGCTCTTGTCTGTGAGCGCATGGCTTCGGTCAAGGTTGCTTGCGCGTCGCCTGCTTCCTTTGACCCCGCTCCGAATCCTTTGAGAATCTGATCGACCTTCGCTTGTGCGGTCGCCACTTTCTTCGTTGCGTCATCAAGCGCGGTCTGTGCTTTCGCTGATTCCTTCACAGCCTTGTTGAAGTCTGTGTTGGCTCGGAACGAATCCTTCAATGCCCGGGAGTAATCACGGAACTTATCTGCGGCGCTCTTGACCACCTTGCCGGTCGTATCCGTCGTCGTGGTTGTGACACCGAGAGACTTCTTGAACAAGTCGATGACTGCTTGCGTCTCGGTTGTCTCCTTCTTCATCCCTCGGAAGGTGACAATCATCTTGATGAAAGCATCAATCTGTTGAGTGGTCGCACCAACAAGACCGGGGATCTTGTCGCGTAGTGCTTGATACAACTGCGCTTGTGTATTGATGCCAGGATTCGCGCTTGTTGTGATGTTGCTGATTGCTGTTGCGTTACCAAGCACAGAAGTGATTGCTGCATCCCATGAGCCAATCTCGCCGGCGTTGCCTGAGATGTATCCGCTCAGATTGTCAACCGTCTGCCCATACTTTGCGAGCGTGTCCATCGATTGCTTGAAAGCAGGGTCGGACTTGTAAAGCGCTGCGAGTGCTTCGACTTGCGCGTCGCCTTCCATCTTCAACGCATTCACAAAGTCGATGGTTCTATTCGTTGCATCGGACTTGTTATTGGCATACGCGCCGTAGATTGCTGCGGCTGCTGTGATCAAAGCGGTCACGCCACCGGCTGCAAGCATCGCAACCTTGGTTGCATTGAGCGAGACGATGAGTTCTTTCAACGCTCCGCTACTCAAAGTGGTCGCGATACGGAAGGCAGTTTGAACTGCTGTGTAGACAACCGTTGCGACTTTGATTATTCCGAAGACACCAGCAACAACCATCAGCGTCTTGCCAAGTGCGCCAGCATTCCAGATAGCGGAGATGATCGAGCCTGAAAGGTAATTCAGACCAGCGCCGAGACCATCTTCACCGACGATGTTGGAGAAGCGTTCGACCACAGGAACAACATTGTTGATGACAAAGTTCGAGAATTGTTCTACATAGGGAAGAAGCAATCCTCCCAACTTCTCGCTCATGTTTCCGACTGCCACTCTCATCTTGTCGAAGCCGGTCGCCGAAGCGGCGGCTGTGCCACCAACCTGTGACTGGACTTCTTTGAGAATTATCTTCTGTGCTTCAAGTGTCTTGCCTGATTGCACGAGCGTCTTGATCTGAGCGCGCTGTTGGTCGGTGAAGTCAACGCCTGCTTTCTTCAACGCGGTCACACCCTTGATTGGATCTGACAAGGCTTTGCCGAGTTGCTTCGCAGCCGCATCAGTTGATCCAAAGACATTGCCAAGGTCGAGCGCCGATTGAAGTGCTTGGTTGAAGATGTCGTTGCCTTCACCGGCTTGATTCTGGACAGCCTTGAAAGTGAGAAGGAGATTCGCGGACTTCTGAATCAACTCATCATCGACTCCGATCTGCATTGACAACTGCTCGGACAACTCTGCGACTTGCTTTGCGGTGATGTTTGCCGCTCCACCAGTCGAGCGAACAATTGCTTCGGTCTGAGCCAAGACCTTCTGTGATTCGTAAGCGGCGGATACGAGACCACTTCCGATGACTCCAACCACAGCGCCACCGATTGCGGTGATCTTTCCGAGACCAGCGACAAGCGAAGTGCTTGCCTTGTTGGCATTGAGGAGACCGAACGCTCCCCGAGATGCACCGTCGTCGAGTTTCTTGAAGTCTCGAATCGCTCGGTCAATTCCTTTCGAGTCGAAAGTCGAGATGACTGGGATTACTACTGCCATGACCTACATCATCCTTCCGAAGCGACCGAGAGCATCGCGTACTTGGTTGCGTGAAGATGCAGACAACTTGGCTCGGCGTACTGATTCTGCTGTGACTTGAACTGTGAAGTCTTTGGAGTAGCGATTGATTATCTCTGCGACTTGGTTCTTCAATGTGTTGAGTCCTGGCTTCGCTGCTTTCCACATCACACGCGATGGTGTGCCGCCAATCTTCTTGACGAAAGCACGACCGGCTACTGAGTGACCTTCTCTCGCCAAGTCATAGATCTGACCGGCTCCATCTGTCTGCTTGATTCGGACAAGTGGATACGAGTTCGTGCCTTTGTTCTTTCGACCACCGACTTGCACTTTCACTCCTTTGCGGACTTGCGCGCCGACATAGCGAGGGAATGAGCGCCCGGTGTCGGGCTTGCCTTTGCCTTTGCCTAGATGCCCGTAGTTGTCCCAATTCTTCAAGCCACTCGAAGCGGGGAAAGTATTGGCGACTGTCTTGGCAAGTGGCGTTGCTGTTGTCCTCAATTCGCGTGTGAGCCGCTTGTAGAGATCAGGTTCATACCGGCGCAGGTATTCGAGTGTTGGCTTCGTGCCTTCGATTGAGATACTCGTATTCACCATTGCTACAACCTAGTTTGCGTTTGACTGTTTGCTCGCCAAATTAGGTAGTCGAACATCGCGTCGATCATGTCGTCGCTTTCCTTCAACACTTCCGAAGGAGTGATGCCACTCTCGCAAGCGATGAATGCTAAACGCCAGTTGGCGGAATCTCTCCCAAAGGGCTATCACCTTCGGTCAAGACTTCTGCTTCTTCATCTTCGTGAATTGAAAGCGTGTCGACTTCGTTCAACCAATCAGGCTCGAAAGGCTTTGTCGTTGCCATTGTTCGCTTCTCTGAATGCCAACACATCCAAGCAAGGTCGGTCAATCGCAATTCAGTCTCGAAGCGAGTGACGCTCCGATTCCAAGTGCGCTCGAAAGCAACGAAGTCAGGGAATCGTGCTTCAACTATCTTCTCTGTGCCGTCTGTGAACTTCACATCGAGTTTGATCTTCATGGGCTGTCTCCTTTGACGAACTGAACTGTACTACGAAGTCGCCTTCGCGAGAGTGCCACCCGAGAAGGAAAGCACCGTTTTCATCAACTCTCCGACCCCACCAGCCACAGGTGTATGCGACTTCAAGAAAGTCCCTGTCAATGTGTACTCGGGGTTCGTTGTCGACTTGACTGCGGAAGTTGCTCGCACGACAACAGTCGTGGTTGTTCCGACGAGTGGATAGATCAATGCTTCAACGCTTGTTGTCGCAGCGCCAGCAGGAATGTTCGTTGCGAAGTCCTGCATCAGCGTGATCTCGGCAGTCACATTTTGGAGTCCGCCAGCGAATCTGTGTCCTGAATCTCCGAATGCGGTGACCTCGATTGAATCGATCTCGTAGTTCACATTCACGCTGTTTGCGTGATCGGCGATTGCTGTTCCACCGATTGAGATGAACGCGTTGGTCAATACAAGTACAGCCATTACACGATTGCCTTAGTGACAGACCCACCTGAGAAGGACAGCACCGTCTTCGCAAGTTCTCCCACGCCACCGGCTACGGGTGTGTGTGACTTCAAGAATGTTCCCGTGAGTGTGTAACTCGGGTTGGTCGCACCAACAGCGGATGAAGTTGGCTTGATAACAACAGTCGTAGTTGTTCCCACAAGTGGATAGATGGTTGCTTCAACATTGGAAGTAGCGAAGTCCTGCATCAAGGAAACTTCACAAGTCACATTCTGTAATCCACCAACGAAGTTGTGTTGACTTCCGAATGCGGTGACTTCAACAGAATCGATCTCATAGTTGAGGTTGACGCTGTTTGCGTGGTCGCTAAGCGCCACGCTGTTGATTGTGATTGATGCGTCTTTGAGTACGACGACAGCCATGATTACTTCTCCTCGGTTTGCTTGGTTGAGTTCTTTACGACTTCGAGATGGTCACCAGCGATGAGCGCCTCGACATTCAGACCGGCTACGAGTTCGTCAGAGACGACATCTCCTCGCTTTCCTAGGTCTGTGTTGTCACTTGTGATCTTGTATGGCATTGGTTCTCCTATGCGTGGATGGTGACTTGAAACTGTATTTCGAGAAACTCTTGCTCTCCGTAAGAGACACTCGAAAGATTCGCTGCCGACGAAACTATTGATGCTTGCACCACACCACCAAGCGTCGTGTCTGCTTCGAGAGCAGAACGAATACTTGATGCTCCGTTGTTCGCTAGGTAACTGTCTAGCAGGGCGTGTGCCGTTCGATCAGTCCATCGCCCGGTCAATACATTCACTCTGTAATCCATCTGCACGACTCCGCCATTGAATGCCATGTGATAGTTCACTTGCTCCAATACCGGATACGCGATTGGTGGTTGCGGAGCCTCGGGTTGATAATCCTTCGTGCGAAGACCGCTGATGCCTGAGAGCGCATCCATCAATGCGGCAGAGACTTGCGAGATTGTTGCAGTCATTACAGGGCGACCAGGATTCGATACGGTGCGAGGAGATCACGAACATCAGGGTCAACAGAACGAACTTGCATCGCCATGTCAGCAAAGCCAACAACACCGAGCGCGGCGTTGAGTCGTGCGAATTGTCTCATCGCGAGAAGTATCGATGCTTCACGAACATCGTGAGGGATTGCATTCCAGCCCCATTGAGCCGTGACTTCAATGAGTGGCTGAGCCGGAATGCTCTGCATCGGAAAGGTCTTGCTACCGATTGCGACGATGCGCCGGTAGGGATAGCCGTTGACCACATTCGATAATGGTTCGAGTTGGTAATCAGTTCCGCGAGTCCATGTTGTCGCGAATGAACCATCGCCTGTGTCGTCGGTCTTTACTGTGAGAGTGGTATTCGCGATGTCATTCGTCGCGATGTTGTATGCGTCTAGCGCATACATGAGAACAGCAGTCGATGAGGTCTTGTAGAACCAGCGTGAGCAATAGCCGTCGATACGACGAGATGCTCCTTCGATAGCGCGCTCGATCAAGACATCATCAGTCGAGTCGGTCAAGCGGAGCGCCGCTTTGACTTCTGCGAGAGTGCAGTAGCCGTTTGTGATTGCCATTGTTTACTTGTCGCGCTTGGCGACTGGTTGCTTGATAGCGCGTTCTTGCTTTGGTTGTGCGACTGCTGCTTCAACGACTTTGTGTCCAGCATCTTTGAGTGCGTCTTCAACTTGCTTGACGCGCGCCGAGAGATTGCGACGGATGTATCCCTCACGCTCTGCGAGGAGTGATTCGATGTACTTGTTCATTTCGTTCCTCATGTGTTGACATTGGGGGGAGTGGGGAGTTACGACCACTCCCCCCGTCTGCCGTGTCTAGTGGCTAGAAGGTTGGTGTGACCAAGCCTGTGCCGTTGATCTGTGCCCATGCGTTCGGATAGCGGTTGGCGGTGTAAGCCGCGTAGCCGTAAACGACTGCCAAGACATTCAACGACTCAGCCTTTGGCTGATCGAAACGCAACATCATTGGTGCGCCATTGCCGTCTTCCCACAAGTGAAGTTCATTCAAGTTGCCGACGAAGATGGTGTCTTGGTTTGTGCCAGCACCTTGCGCCGTTGAAACATTCGCATCGGTGATGATGGGAACTCCTGCAATTTCGTATCCGCTGTTGCCGATAAGAAGATTGGAGCCGGTTGCCATTGTGTTCATTGCGCGTGGCGCAGGAACAACGAGCGGGCGGTTGCTTGTGTCAAGTGCAGACATGAACCAAGCCAAGCGGCGAGGATGCATGATGATTGCGTTCACTCCGCCGTAGTAGGTGGTCTGCACCTTCTGAATCGCATCCATCAACTTTGGATAGATCTCAGCAGCGGTCGGACTTGCATCTGTGTAAGTAACAGACTGACCGGCTGATGCTAAGAGTTCAGCAACAACAAGCGAATCGAGTTTCGTGTTCCAAGCAGATACGAGGTCAGCCATGACGATTGCATCAATGCCTGTGCCACGCTCCAACGCTTGACGAGAAACTGTTTGCTGACCGGCGATGGTCTGAACGCTGATGTCCAACTTCGTGTCATCCATGTTGGTTTCGTCGACTGCTGAGCCTTCCGACTGAACAGCAACAGAAGTGCCAGTTGTGACCTTCGAGATTGAAAGCGTCATGCCTTCTGCTGGGAGTGGGTGCTTGCGAGCGGCATCAGCGACCGGGCGACCTGCACGAGCCAATGGCGCAGCAAGATCGGTGAGGTACTGAGGAACAACCAAGCCAGCAAAGTTGCTGGTTGTAGTTGCGCGACGCTCGATCGCTTCTTCCTGGGCGTGACGAGCAAGACGCTCGCGCGCTTCGTATGAGCCATTGAACTGAGCCGCGAAAGCATCAGCGAGGAACGAGTGTGCGCCTTGCTGTGTGTAGGTGCGGACTTCGCTCTTGATTACTGTTGCCAAGCCGTTCTCCTTGCGGACTTCCTTCGCAGCCGCATTGCGGGCTTCGAGTTCTTGGTGGTGCTTGATTGATTCGTCGAGTTCAGTTGCAGAACGAATCTCAGTTGCGATGGTCGCATCTTCTTCGCTTGTCAGTTCTCGTACTTCTGTTTCAGCCGCATCGACGATTGCCTGTGCGGTGGCGAGGTGCGCTTCGCGCTTCTCGACCAACTTGTCGCTGTATGCCATGAGGATTCTCCTGTGTTGTTGGCGTTGATGTTGTTTGTGTCGAGTGCTTTGCCTAGTGCAGAGGTGCGGCTAGCGAGCGGCTCTCGCTCGCATCAAAGCAAGTTGTGCTTTCCTCAATGCGATCGGTGCTGTCACGGTAGCAGGTTCGGTGTCGTTTCGTGAACGCAACTCTGCGACTGTTGCTTCGTATGCGGGATAGGTAACGAGGCTCACATCGTAGAGACGCACTTCTCGCAATTCGCGAGTGCGTCGATCTTTCGACCATGAATCTTTGATGGTCTCGAATGCGAATGACATCTGTGAGAGATCACCTCGACGAAGTGCGCTCATGGCTTTCGCCGCATCCGGATTCGATGGATCGAGTGTTGCTTCCATTCGCAATCCAATCTCATCCTCGGTCAAGACAAGAGTGCCTGACTTCGTGCGAGCGAGCGGCATGCCTTCGTGGTCGAGAAGCAATCGAACATCGGCTCCATCCTTGATGGTCTTGGTGAACGCTCCGCGCTTGACGAACTCAGTCCAGGGCAAAGGTTCTGACGGTGAATCCCACATCGCCGCGTATCCAACGACGGTATTGCCATCGCCTTCGGCGCGCATCTCGATGTTCGTGTAGGCGATCTTCCGCTTCTCATCAACAGAGTTGGTTACCCATGCCGTAGAGAATCTTTGCTCAACCTCGACTGGTGCTTCGTCGGTTGTTTCTTCCTGTGATGCTGAACGCATCGAATCCATCTCCATCATTGGCTCCATCTCCATCATTGGCTCTGCTTCCCCGGTCTCGTCTTCGTATTCGTCGGCATCGGCTTTGCCTGCTGTGTAAGCATCGCAGTAGGAATCAAGCGCGACAGGCGCATCCCACTTGCCACACATTGTCGCCGGCTGACCTGATTCATCGATCTCATTGCGCGCGAAGCAGCATGAAGCACACATCGGAATAGTGACCGGCACATCCTCGCTTGAAGATGGTCGATAGGAAGGTGGCAATGCTCGGGTGTTTGTATCAGTCATGGTTTCCTCGTTGTCTGCGTCGACGCTAGTACGCGTCGTATTGGTTGAAGTTGTAGTTCGTTCTGAGTCGGCAATGTTGTTCGCCCATGTGCGACCGGGGTCTCCTCCCCACAATGCCCAAGCGATGCGACCAGCGGAAGGGAATCCGTCTTCACCGGGCGACCATCCTTCGCCTTGCTTGTCGACTTCATGGCGGGCAAAGTATGAGACCATTCGCTTCACCGTGTCGAGAGATAGATCGCCGTTGATGATGTCTCGTGCGCGAGCGACTCCTATCTCTGTGCCGCCTCGATTGAACTCTTGTCGCCAATCGAGACCGCGCTGTGCTTCATCTTTCATTCCCGATGTTGGGGTGAATGAGTCTGCGCGTTCTTCCATCAGTCGACGCTCGGTGTGAGGATTCGCAATTCCTCTGTCCCTGTTGCGGTGACAGCGTAGAGAGTTTCGCCAGCGGGAAGCATGAACTCAAACGGCACAGCGTTCTTCTCGGTGAGCATGCCATTCGCAGAAGTCACATTCGCTCCGCCGATGTAGACGACTCCTGTTCCGAGTGCATGCAAGTAGACAATGCGGTTGATGTTGTCAGCCGGGATGACAAGTTGCCGAGTTGTCGTGATTGTGTAAGCAGCGGTGTTCATTGTGTGGTCACCGAATCGACTCCGAGAGTTGGGAGTTCGCCACCGGCTACTCCTGCCATTGGCGCTCCTGGGACTCCGAGGATGAATTGATCTCCGCCTTCGTATGGCTCACGATTCTCGATTGCGCGAGCCTCGTTTGGTGTCAGCGTTCCCGACATAATCATCGCCTGCTGTGCGCGAACGCGTGTCATCTGATCGGCGCGCTCGAACTCTTCCGAGTCAAAGTGGACTTCCTGATTCGGAGGGAGCAAAGAGTTCAACGCTGATTCAAGTCGACGCATCCAAGGAAGCAATGTGTAGCGAACGAAGTTCAGACCAGCGGCTTCAATGTTGTTGTAGGTCTGAGTATCCCCACCGCTCGCATGAATCATGTGAAGTGGGATTCTGTAAGTCCTAGCAACATCTCGAATGACCGACTCACGAAGCGCCATTGTTTCCATGTCCGATGCTGATGCTGAGATCGGTCGCCACTTCAAGCCACCTGACAACACAGCAGGGCGACGACGCTTGTAGAGCGAATCGACCCAAGTGTCTCGAAGGACTTGCGCTTGTGTTTCTGTCAATGCTTGATCTGTTTCAAGCACCGATGAAGGAGTAGCACCGTCGCCATAGAAGGCAGACAGGAAGCGGTCGATAGCGATGTTTGTTCCGATTGTGTTACGCAATGAGTCAAGAGGAGACACGCCGCGCAACTGGTTTGGCATCTTCAACCAATCGATCTGGATGACCTCAGCAGATGTCAGAGTTGTTCTTCCGACTTTGTAGACGATGCCTTGGTCGGGGTCGTCGATGACTTGCACTCTGTCGGGGTGAATGTTCCTGAGTTCGAGGACATCCATGCCGTTCCTAGGGCAGTAAATAAACGCAACACCATGAATGGCAAGCGTCGCAATTGTTTGATGAACGAAGTCATACATCGTCTCCTCTGCATTGGGTTTGACCATCCAGGCTGGCAAAGGCAATTCCTGTAAGTAGATGCCATTGTGTTGAGTGACTTTGAGCGGCATCAATGCAACCGAATCGGACAACAAAGTGACCGAGGACACAATCGATGAAGTAGTGAAGGCATTGAGTTCGTTGACAATCTCGCCTGACCAGTTCTGATACAGGGGTCGAGCCGTGACTTGATTCAAGTCGATTGATGTCGGGAGCGCCCGGGATTCAGACTTGCGAAGGAGGCTCATGCCTTCACCTCAATGACAGCAACAATCAAAGCGCCTGCTGTGATGAAACCAAGTGGTCGATACATCATTCCTGTTCCTATCGCTATCAATCCCATGCCCACATACTCCGCGAGATAGACGGCGAAGTACGAAACGACTTTGGTGATACGAGCAATGCGTTCCTTCATCGCTTCACCATACCGAAGTGATGCTAGGAGTTGGTGTGTTGATAGCGCGTCGCGTGGCTCGGTCAACAGCCATAATCATCGCGATGCAAGCATCGATCTTCCTTCTCGACTTTCCTTTGCTCAATCGCCAACCATTCTCGGTCATGCGTTGAGCGGCTGACAGGACTTGGTCTGTGAACATTGGGTTGCCTCCATGAACAATCTTTGCGTTGACAATGAACTCGTAAGTCGTTCCACAAGCGGGAACCATTCGTTGTGATGATTGCGGGAACTCGACCATCGGCAATCCATCATCCATCAACTCCTCAGCAGAGCGCTGGAAGAAGGCAGGGTCGTAAGCGAACTCGGCAACATTGAATCGATTGTGAAGGTCACGAAGATGAGCCTCGATCTCGTGAACATCAATCGCATTCTGATCGGGATGCCAGATGCGGTGGTCGACATGAATCCTTCCATGCTCATCAGGCTGAGCCATGACCACAGCAATCGAGTCGTGCTTCAATGCCATGTCAATTCCCACGAACGAAGGAAGGTCAGGGTCGATGAAGACATCGCCGGCGCATCGTTCCCAAGCACCAGCCGGTAGCCATGACTCGGCTGCGCGCACCCATTGGTTCAGTCGGAATCTCCTCATCGATGCTTCCGAGGTTTGCTTCGCTGATGATTCCATGTCCTCTTCCGAAAGAATCTTCAACGGCAGGTTCGGATTGGCAATGTTCCATGCCTTTCGATCGAAGACATCACAATCGGCGGGAGCCTCCCACCAATAGAAACCAAACGCATTGTCGTCGACATCACCACAGGCAACAGCCTTGCCGTAGTCGTAGAGATGACCGCAGACGGTATCGAGGTCGTAGCCAGCAGTCGTGAAAGCGACCACCAATGGATCGACGCGAGCGCCCGAGCCGAGAGTCAAGGCATCCCACAACTCATCGTTCCTCTGTACCCACAATTCGTCGAAGACGACGAGAGAAGGGTTCAAGCCTTGTTGGAGTTTGCCGTCGGCTGACAACACTCGATACACAGCGCCATAGGCAGGGACTTCAATCGCGTCTCGATAGACCTTGCATTCGTTCGACAAGATCGGGGAGCGCATGACTTGTTGCTTCGCTTCATTGAAGACGATTCGTGCTTGCTGTCGGTCGCCGGCTGCTGAGTAGACCTCGGCTCCTGGCTCGCCAGCGAATAAGCCGTACAGCGCAAGCGCAGAACCGATGAGCGACTTTCCGTTCTTCCTCGGAAGACCACAGAGCGCCCGTCGATACCGAAGGTGACCATCGTCTCGTCGTTCAAGCAAAGAGTGGATGAGCCACTTTTGCCAAGGAGTGAACAGGAGCGGCTCGCCTGCCTTCTGTCCTTTCGACACTTCGAGGAATTGTTCAGCGAAGTCGATGACTCCTTGACCATCGCTCACGCTGTTGGTGGGCATCGTTGCGAAGGTTGGCGACCACGCCTTACTTGGCTTTGCGGTTATTTTCGACACGACTTCTGAACTCTCCGAGACTTGAAACTGGTTGCGATGCTATTCCCATGCGCGCTCGATCGGTGGGAGAGAAGCCAAGCGTCGAAAGATTCGTCGTGATCTGCTTCTCCAAGTGACGAAGAGCGGCTCGCTCTCGCCAGTCGAGTTGACCCGAGAACAACTTGTTGCGAAGGATTGTTCGCTCATCAGTCTGCTCACAGACCATCATCACGAGTTCAAGGTCAGCATCTCGACGAAGCCACG